CAATTTTGCTTTTGGTGATATTCGTTTACAAAACGACTCTGACGGTAAAGGTGACTACATAGCTAAATGGGAACACACATTACCTAGACCTACAGACGAACAATTAGGAGCAGTATAATGCCTGTTAGCATAGTATAATATAACTATGGAAACTATGTCAGTTTATTGGATACATCATCCAAATCATAAAAATATTATGTCAGAAGGATATGTTGGCATAACTAGAAACTTTAAAGATAGAATGCGTTTTCACAAGATGTTGAAATGCAATGTGTATCTTGCTAATGCCATAAAAAAGTATGGTTGGGACAATCTTATTAAAGAAGTTATTTTAGTATCTGATAAAGACTATTGTATAGATATAGAAACTAAATTAAGAAGTCAAGATAGTGTGGGATGGAATTTAGTTAAAGGCGGTGGGTTACCTCCTATTAATAGATGGAATAAAGGAACTAAAGGCGTAGTCAAAGCATGGAATAAAGGTATAAGCCCATCTGATGAAACTAAAAAGAAAATAAGTGAAGCTATAAAGATAGTAATGCAAAATCCTGCAAGATTAGAAATAAATAGAGTAGCAAGATTAGGTAAACAATCTCCTAGAAAAGGTGTAAAACTTTCTAAAGAAACAAAGTCAAAAATATCTTTAGCTAGAAAAGGTATGCCTTCACCTAACAAAGGCAAGAAATATACTCAAGAACAACTAAATAATGTAAAACAACAAATGCTCACTACATATTGGATATGTCCTCATTGCAACAAAGCAGGATATAGTATAGGTGCTAGAAATAGATGGCATTTTGATAACTGTAAATCAAAGGAAACAATATAATGCCAGTATCAATTATTGGAAATAGTGGAATACAATTCCCAGACAATAGTCTACAAACTGCTGCAGCGTCACCTTTTGGGCTTAAAAATAGACTGATAAATGCAGATATGCGCATAGATCAACGCAATGCTGGTGCTAGTGTTACTCCTACTGCTTCTGCTTATGTTTTAGACCGCTATCGTGCAACTATGTCGCAAGCATCTAAATATAGCGTACAACAATCCTCAACTGCCCCATCTGGTTTTGTAAACTCATTATTGGTTACATCTGCTTCTGCATATAGCCTTAGTTCTACAGACCAGTTTACTGTTGAACAATATGTTGAAGGTTTAAATATTGCTGATTTAGGATGGGGAACAGCATCAGCTCAAACTGTAACTTTATCATTTTGGGTTCGTAGTTCTCTAACTGGCACATTTGGTGGTGCTTTAAAGAACTCAGCACAAGATAGATGCTATCCATATAGTTATACAATTAATTCTGCTAATACTTGGGAACAAAAAACAGTAACTATTGCTGGTGATACCACAGGAACTTGGCTAACAACTAATGGCATTGGCATTAGAGTAGGCTTTAATTTAGGCACTGGTGCAACATATCAAGCAACTGCTGGCGCATGGACAGGAACATCATTTATCTCTGCACCAACAGGAGCAACATCAGTAGTAAGCACTAACGGAGCTACCTTCTACATCACAGGTGTTCAACTAGAAATAGGCTCAACAGCAACACCGTTTGAACGCAGACTTTATAATCAGGAATTGGCTAATTGCCAACGGTATTATTATAGGTTTAATCCTGCAGGGTCTGGTTCTAATACACTTGGTTCTGGGTTTGCAGATAGCACAACAGCAACACAGATAATTCATTTTTTTCCTGTTCCTATGAGAACAAATCCAACTTCTTTAGAACAAAGTGGCACAGCAGGAAATTATGCAGTTAGATATACTGGTGCTTCAGTTGCAGTTTGTAATTCTGTTCCTACATTAAGTGATGCAAATACAACAAATTCATCAATTAATTTAACAGTATCATCAGGACTTACTGGTGGTCAAGCAGTTGCTGGTAGAGCTGTTAATACAAGTGCTTGGTTGGCTTGGAGTGCTGAACTATGATATATAAAAAATTACCTAAACTTAATAACGAACAACAAATATATGCTCGTATAGATGATGACGGATTATGCAGACTAACTTGCACAGAAGATTACCAAGAATTAAAAGATTGGATTGCACAAGGCAATACCCCTTTACCAGCAGACGAATAAGGAGAACTAAATGTTTGGCATAGCAAGTTTCTCCCAAGCTCCTTTTAGCTCATTAGCAGGTGGAGGTCAAACATTACTAGCTTCAGCTAGTGTAAATGCAACAGCTACAGTCACAGCATTAGGCTTTAGAATACTACCATTTAGTGCTGCTATTACAGGCAATGCTACTGTAACAGCTAACGGAAATAGATTACTATTTGGTAATGCAGTCGTAAACTGCACAGGAACAGTTACTGCTGACGCTATTAGAGAACGCACAGGTAGTGCAGCTATATCAGTCTCTGCTGTTATTACTGTAGATGGTTTCTCATTTATCTATGGCATAGCAGATGTAAACGTAACAGCCACAGTAAGTGCTAGTGCTAATACGACATTATTCGGTAGTGGTAGTATTTCTGCTAATGCTACTGTCACAGCTAATGGTAATAGAATACAGTTTGGTATTGGTTCTATCACAGGTAACGCTACAGTTACTGCTAATGCTAATAGCATATTCTCTGCTAACGGTGTTATTACAGCTAATGCTACAGTTACAGCATCTGCACAAAGAACAAGAACAAATGCAGCAAGTATTACAGCAATAGGTACAGTCACAGCAGACGCTAACAGACTTACATTTGATAGTGCATCTATTACAGGAACTGCAACAGTCACAGCATTAGGTGGTTATGTAGTATCAGGTTTTGCACAAGTAAATGGGTTTGCTATTGTCACAGTAAGCCCTAACGCTATATTAGCAGGCTTTGCTTATGTAGAAGGTGTAGGCACAGTTACCGCTAAAGGTACAATACAAGGCGAAGGATGGACACCGGTAGTTCCAGGAACAGAAACATGGACACCAGTATCAGCAGGTTCAGAAACATGGTCTGCAATATCACCTTCTTCAGATACATGGTCAACAGTTACAGCAGGAACAGAAACTTGGACTGATATTTCTCCAGGTAACGATATATGGTTAAGACAAGGATAAAAGATGGCAAAAACCAAAATTTCAGAATTTAGTACAACAGCAGCAGATAATACAGATATAACCAATATCAATATTGCTGAAGGTTGTTCACCAGCTAACTTAAACAACGCTGTTCGTAGCTTAATGGCATTACTAAAAGACCAACAAACAGGTTCTAGTGGTGACCCATTTACAGTAGCAGGGACATTAGTTTCTTCAGGCACAGTTGACATTACAGGTGCGTTTAGACTAGACGGAACAGCAGGTGCTTCTGGTCAAGTATTGTTATCAGCAGGTAGTAGTAATACACCTACATGGGGTAATGCGTTTGTAGCTGGCATGATTATGCTATGGTCAGGTTCTTCAGCTACTATTCCTAGTGGATGGTTATTATGTGATGGTTCAAGTTCTACACCAGACTTACGTAACCGTTTTGTAGTCGGTGCTACATCTACTTATGCTGTAGGTGCAACTGGTGGTAGCGCAGATGCTATTGTTGTATCTCATACTCATACTGCAACATCTACAGTTACAGACTCAGGTCACTCACATACATTAACAAATTATGGTTCTGCTCAAGCAGGCTCAGATAATGGTGGCGCACCTGTTATGGCTAGTACAGGATATGGTACAGGAAGAGACCCTAACCCTACCAATACAGCAACAACAGGTATTACAGTTGCTACAACTAACGCTTCTTCTGGTTCAAGTGGCACTAATGCTAACTTGCCACCATACTATGCTCTTTGCTACATTATGAAGGCTTAATATGCCAGTACAACGCATAGCTTTTAAAGACTGGTTACCTGACCAACCTAGTATATTAGATACAGTATCAGAAGCTAATAATGTTATTCCTTTAGCTGTAGGATATGGTCCATTTAAGTCAGCAGTAACATTTTCAGGTGCAGCTTCAGAAGACTTGAATAATTGCTTTGCTGCTAAACTAGACAATGATGTATTTATCTTTGCTGGTGGTGCTACTAAACTATTTAAAGTAGACAATACTGACTTATCTCTAGTAGACGAGTCTAAGTCAGGTGGATATACAGGCACAAATAGATGGCAATTTTTACAGTTTGGTAGTCTTGCGATTGCTTCTAATGGCTCTGAAAAAATACAGTCTTTTGACGTAAACAGTTCTACAGCTTTTGCAGATGTAAGTTCAGATGCACCTATTGCTAAATACATTACAGTAGTTCGTGACTTTGTGGTTGCAGGTAATATTGGTGCAGGTACATCACCTAATAAGGTGCAATGGAGTGGAATTAATGATTCCAGTACATGGACTACTACAGCGACATCTCAAAGTGACTATCAATTGCTCCCTGATGGCGGTGATATAACCGGTGTCGTAGGTGGTGAGTTTGGTATTGTATTCTTAGAAAAAGCCATTGTCAGAATGTCATATATAGGCACACCACTTATATTTCAATTTGACACCATCTCTCGTAACGTAGGATGTATAGAAGGTAATTCTATAGCACAATATTCAGGCACAGCCTACTTCTTATCTGATGATGGTTTTTATGCTACTAACGGTCAAACACTAACAGGTATTGGTTCAGAAAAAGTAGATAGATACTTCTTTAACAATGCTAACATTGCAGATATTGACTCTATATCAGCAGCAGTAGACCCTGAACGTAACTTAGTTATTTGGAATTATACTAACGTATCA